CAAGGAGAGCACTACTGTGATCTTCTTGCGATATCTCTTTGTCACTGCCTTACCTCCTGATTCCATATATACCCAAGACCTCTGATATTCTTTATATAGACCGGTGCAGCCGGATTGTCTTCGATTTTCTCACGGAGTCTTCTGATATTGACAGCGATTGTATTTTCATCCACAAAATCCCCTTCCAGATCAAACACATTTTCCAATATTTGTGTTTTTGAAAGAATCTGTTTCGGATTCTGAAGAAAAAAAGTCAGCATTTTCAACTCCGTTTTTGTCAGACTGATTTCACGACTCTTTATCAGGACTTTCATTTCTCCTGCGATAAATACGATATCTCCCGAAATCATCTTTCCGGCTTCCGTTTTCTCCTGTCTGCGGCGGAAATGTGCTTCTATTTTCAAAAGAAGTACCGAAAGACTAAACGGCTTTGTAATATAATCATCTGCCCCTGCTTCATATCCCATGACCTGATCCATCTCCTGATCTAGTGCTGTAAGACAAATAATGTATGTATTATAATTGCATCTCATCCACCTTACAAATTCCAGTCCATTCCCATCCGGAAGATTCACATCACAAATGGTAACATCCACATTATTATCACTTGCAATTCTTTTCGCTTTTTTCACTGATTCTGCTGAAAAAACCTCATATCCGGATTTTTTCAGTGAAAATGTAATTCCACGATTTAAATTTTCATCATCTTCAACCACGAGTATACCTGGCATAGCATCTGCACCTCTCTTTATTAACTATTCATCTTAAAATGCTTCAATACCTCCACAATTGCACTCTCTTTATCTTCTGGACACTGCGGTTGCCTGCTATCTTCATTTTTAGGTAAATTAGGACTTGGAACAAGTTCCAAGTCTGTCGCGGCAGTCGTCGAATTGCCCTGCAAGCAGTCCATTCTCCTCGTTGCAACGCGCAAATTCTTTCCAACCTCAATTCCGCATTTTCTCTTTACCTGTGAGATACATCCGGCTTTTGTTTCAGTTGGGACAAAAGAACAACCGTCTCGACAGTTGTTTCAGTTTCCAAGGGAAGTTCTTTCACTTCCTCGCCATCAACAGGCACAGGGAAGTTGAACACAATCTTTCTTATCCAGCTTCCGTCTTTCCTTTTCTCCGGGAACATCTCAATTCGCTCGATAAAGGCTTTCATAAACTCTTTCTGTTCCGCTTCTGTTGCGGAATGGTAGACTTCATCAAATGCCAGTAAGAGCCGATAGATATTGTTACCGGAGATTTTCTCCTGCTGAATGCTGCGGATTTGACCTTGCAATTCGCCAATCTGAACTTCGATATCCTCTATTGTATCATACTGCTCATCATAGCGGCGCTGCAAGTCCAAAATCTTTCTGTCATAGTGGGCATCGTTGATGTCCAAGGTGTCCATCTGACGCTCCAAGCGGCTTTTCGTTCCAAAGGCTTGCTTCAACTGTCCTTGCAGGACGGCGATCTGCTTTTCCATATCCTCTGTATCAACAGCCGAGCCGATTTTCGCCTGAATCGCTTCTACAAACCGGGGATTGTTGACCATAGCGGATATAATCTTAGCCACAAACTTGTTGATCTCCGTCTGCTCGATATTCAGTCGGAAGCTGCACTCATGTCCGGTAGGTGTTACCGTGTTTTTGCAGTAGTAATAATACCTCGTTTTCTTGTCCTTGCTGTGAGCCCTGGCGATATTGCCGTACATACTCTTTCCGCAGCATGGGCATTTCAGAATGCCGGACAGGATGTGTGCATGATCTGGATTGTTGACCTTTTCCCGCTTAAAGGAATTGATCTTACGCTTTTCCTGTGCCAGATACCAATCTTCTTCCGAAATGATGGCTTCGTGCTGTCCCTCATAAATCGGGAACTCCGACTGCTCAACTACGTGCATCTCATTTCTTGTGCCTTGCTTCTTTTCCGTCCTGCGTCTGCCATAGGCGATCTTTCCCATGTAAACGGGATTGTCCAATACATCCTGCACGAAGTTCCTTGAAAATCCGGGAATGGTATTGTTCTGCCGCAGTTTCTTGATAAAGCCGTTGCGGTTCAGATATTTAGCAACCCCGGCAACGCCCTCGTTGGTGTGAATGTAGCGGTCATAAATGACACGGATTACTTCCACTTCATCCTCCGCAATGACCAAATCTCCGTTTTCCAGTTTGTAGCCATAAGGAGCGAAACCACCGTTCCACTTGCCCTCACGAGCCTTTTGCTCACGTCCTGCCATTGTCTGGGTGCGGATATTCTCTCGCTCTATTTCTGCCACCGCAGACAGCACGGAAATCATCAGCTTTCCGGCATCCTTTGAACTGTCGATGCCATCCTCCACGCAGATCAGATTGACACCGAAATCCTGCATGAGCTGCAAAGAGTTCAGAACATCCGCCGCATTTCTGCCGAATCGGGACAGCTTAAAGACCAGCACATAGGAAACGCCGTCCTTGCAGTCCTGGATGTCATTCAGCATCCGTTGGAAGTCCTGCCGCCCTTGGATATTCTTTCCGGAAAATCCCTCTTCAGAATACTCCCCGGCAATAACCATATCTTCGTATGCCGCATACTTCCTCAGCTTGTCACGCTGGGCATCCAAGCTGTACCCGTCAACCTGCATAGAGGTGGACACTCTTGTATAAATATAGCATTTAAGTTGTTTCTTTTTCAGAATCTCCACCTCCCTCATTCATTTCCTTTACCATAAGTCCCTCGTTGCGGATATAATACTCCAAAAGCCACAGCACATAATCCGGTGCATGGCGGTTGTCCAATTCCCACTCGGTCATAGTCCGGTAAGGGATATGGACGAGCTTGCAAAAATCTTTCCGGTTCAGTCCTGTGCTTTCCCGCAACTTGATAATTCTGTTCTTACAATCCATCTGTCTTTTCTCCATAAAAAACAAAAATACACGTTGCGTAATCATTATAGCATAGCCGCAGTGAATACGCAACGTGTAAATTGTAAATTTTTACGCAGCCTTATTCGTCAAAGGCTGTGCTTGATTACTTTCCTTGGAATGCTCCACTTTCTGAGGGGCATCCTGTTCCAATTTATCCAAAACCTGATGTCCATATTTCTGGAGCATCTGGCTCATAACATCCACACAGCGGACAAATGCCGCATTATATTTTGCATCCTCATAATATTTCTTCAATAGGCAGTTACCTCCATCAAATTTCCATGTCCTGTCCACGCTTACGGGCAGGTGCTTTGTGTTCCTGTGTTTCCTTTCCTCTGGCGAGGATGGAATTGATAAAAGCCCGAACCTTTTCGGATGCAATTTCCAGTGCATCCAGGAAAGGCTGGGCTTTTTGCTTCAACTCTTGATATTTTTTATTCGCTTCTTCACATCGCTGCTTCCAAATGGATGCAGACTTTTGAGCAGATTCCAGTTTCCCTTTCAATCGCTCATTCTCTGCATGAAAGAGAATGCCGTTGGTGGCATAGCGTTTCAACGTGTCGCATTCATCCGGTGTCAGCGTGATATTGTTTCCGAACGTGGCTTTCTTGCCCATCGCTTCAATATCCTGCACCGTAAGTGCAATGGCCTTTGCTGCCTTGGTTTCCTTTTGCAGAGCTTCCAGTTTCTTTTTCTGCTTTTCCGTAGCAGCTTTAGCATCCTCCAAACTCTGTTCTGCCTGTGCCACCTGTCCTGTCACAGCTTCCAAACGCTGCTGTTCCGCCTGCACCTTAAACTGTGTCACCGTCAGATGTTCCTCGGTGCTGCCACGCTCTCCACGCTCCACATCGGTATATCCGGCAGCACGCATGAAATTAAAAAAGTCATCCTGCAACACGCTGTAGGATGACCTTAAAATCTTTTTTCCTTTTTCATTGAGCTTGGGATTTCCGTCCTCGTCAAGCACCGGTTTGGAGTCCCATTTCTTACTTCGGCTGACTTGTGTGATCGTTTCCTTTACCGTTCCCCGGAGAGCTTCATCCTTACATCGCTTCGACCAAAGGATCTGCTTTTCCACTACCGGAATATAAACCACATGGAGGTGATAGTGGTACACATCCTCGCCAAGAGCTTCGGACATTGCCCGGTTGTGCTCATCGGCGTGCATCACAGCAGAGAGGATATACTGCTCACCGCCTACGATCTCCACGGCGGCTTTATAGGCATCAGCATAAAACTGTTTTGCAAATTCATAGCCGCCGTGGTTGTAGAAATAAGCGGAGTTCACATCAAAAACCAACTCGCCGTATTTGATGGCATCCGGTTTCAGACCTCTGGTGGAGATCACGCCATCCTGTTCCATTTGCTCAAACATTTTCACATAATCATCGGTGGGAGTCTTGAAGTGAACATTCAGCGGAGTGCGTTCCGGCACAATGTCTTGATTGCTGTAACTGTCCTTTTCTCGCTCATTGTGTTCCTGTATTTTTGCCACATCGTCCGGTGTCGATAAGTCCTGATTCCGGGCTACGGTGCGGTCTATTCCATCATTTCTTGCCATAGATTTTTTGTCCTTTCCTTAAAATTTGCAGACAGCGGGGAGCTGCGGAGAGGCACTTTTTCAAAGTGTAATAACCCACTATAACACTTTCATCCATACTGGCTGCAAAGTGCCGTGGGCTCTCCGAGGGCTCTCCCGAGGGGGAGTGCGGTTGCTGCGGCAACCTCTGCTGACCAATGCGAAAATGTCTGCAACTTTTCCCATGGTCAGCCCGTCTGCATGAAGCTGTTCCGGTGAACTTCTCTTTGCAGACGGCGGCAGCGAAAAGCGTATCTTTCACTGCCATCCATAGACAGCACTGCGGTGTGCCTATGGGGACGGGAACTACGAGGGGATGTTGCCGGGGCATCACTTCTCCCGTCTTTGCTGCCATACGATGTCGTATCCCAGCACATCGGCAAGCTCCAATACTTCCTTGTATCGGATGCTTTCCCGCTGTAATTTTGCGGACAGGTTGGAAACGCTGTCGCTCCAACCGTACTCGTCCGAGAGCAGGTCAACTACTTCCTGCATAGTCATTCCGGCACGGATGATCTGTGCCTTGATTTCGTTGCGTACATTCATATTGTAAATTCCTCCATATTTTTGATTTACAATTCGGTGCAAAGGCTACTCCCCAAAGCGGAGCAGATGCACCGAACAGTGAAAAATCTGCTTTCTCCAAAATCGCTTTCATTTTGTGAGTGCGATACTCTGTCCATACAGGCATATATCCCACTTTGCTGTTCCGTGGGATTTTGTCTGAAACAGTGAAAACACCCATTGTTTCGTAAACTGGGTGCATGGTTTGGAGAAGCACGATTTGGTGAAATGGTTTCGTCCTGCGGTCAAGAACTTTGCTGTTTCCATTACCATTGATTTTCAATGCCCGAAAACAGGTCAGTTCTGACAGCTGATTATTCCTATAAAAAAGGAAAACAGGTAAAACGCTGTGTACATACATACAGAAAACGAAAGACAGGAATCAGTCCTGCCATTCCTCCGGTACGTACGTACATGGCGAAACGTCGTAAAACCCGTTTATATTAGGTCGTGCCACAGCTTCCACACCCATAAATCCCCATACCCGCCGTCCGGCTGAGTTGGTGATGTTGTTGCAATGCTCCAAATTAAATTTCTTTGCATTGGCAACCATGGCATCGCTGAAGCTGCGGGATTTCAGAGGGGCAAGGGAGTTTTCCTCACACCACAGGCGATAGATAGCGTAAAAGTCCTTGGAACTGATGGACGCATCCGCCTTGCGCCGGATATATCCCTCGGAATCCATGAAGTCAAAAATGTTGTTATTGTCACGCTTGACCGCTTCCCGGTTTTCACGGATGCGGTCGCTCTCCGTAAACTTAAAGTTGTTGGCAACAAGCCGCTGCAAGCCTTCAAATGCCCAGAGGAAAATCCCCTCGGCTTCGGCTTTCATCTTCTCTGCAAGATCGGGATCGTCGGCTCTGTCCACGGGCTTTTCCTTGGTAGTCAGCACAAGCTGTCTACGGTAAAAACCATCGCTACGGTCATACAGGGCTTGCAGATCGCCATTGCTGAATGCCATCAACCGGGCGAACATCCAGCCCTGATAGCTCTGTTTACCTTTGCGTTCCAAATCCATCTTGCCCTGTGCGGTTACAATGGATTTTACATAGTTGGTCTGGCGCAGAGCTTCCATCCGCATATCATCATCCACGCACAGCAGGATGTGTTCCAGATCGGCACGGGCGAAGCGGTTTTCGGAAATTTTACCGATACTGCCGTCTTTCATATTCGTGCCGAATATGGTGGACAGCACTGCACCGATTTGAGATTTGCCCTCGCCGCCGTTGCCCTTAATCACCATCATGCGCTGCCCCTTGTTGGAGGGAATCAGGCAGTAGCCGATAAACTCCTGCAAGGTGGGAATATCTTCTTCATAGAGCAAACCGTCCAAAAAGTTCAGCCACAGAGCAGGTGCAGCAGCGTTTGGATTGTAGGAAACAGGCAAGCGGCTCTGTACGATTTCCTTTTTCCCCTCGATAAATCTTCCATCCAGCATGAGCGTTCCGTTGGCAACATGGATGCGGTCAGGCTGGGGAGGAAGATCCTCAACCATGGCTTCCAGTTTCAGCAATTCCATGATGTTTTTGATCTTCTGCGGTACGCTGCTGATGGTGTAGCTTTTCAGCTTTTCGTAGACCTCGCCCCGCAGGACAATATCATCCGTTACCCGTCCATTGGGCGTAAAGAAAGCCCTGTTTGCAAAGATGATTCTGCTCTCTTGCAGAAATTCTTCACAAAACAGAGCTTCATTGATATTCTGCCCATCAAACCAGACAGGCAAATTCATATCAGGCGTTTTCCGGTTCTTCGCCATGGTGTGCCACCTCCTTTTTCTTTCGTGCAGTGTACTCTTTCAGAAAGTCGATATACCCGTCCTTCATCAGTTTGTCCACAACAGCTACACGCTGTTCCAATTCGCCCACGGTCAGCACATCTGCCATATATTCGATATGGCAGTGCATCTGGCAGGCTTCCACAAAACGGTCATCATAAGGCTCGTCCGGTGTCTTTGGTGCATAGCGCACTTTCCAATCCTCCAACAGATGCAGATAATCCGTCAGCACCCGGAAACACAGCATTTCATCCTCCCGGAACTGACGGATATAGGGACGCTTTGGCTTGACCATAGCTGCGGCAGTGGGCGGTTTCGGGTCAAGCCCAAAGTCCGCAGCCAGCTTTTGCACTGCTTCATGGTTACTCAGATTGAACAGCTTTGCCACAAGGTCGATCACGTCTCCCTTGGCTCCGCAACCGAAGCAGAAGAAATAATCTTCATTCAGCTTCAAGCTCGGATGCCGGTCATTGTGGAATGGGCAGCAAGTCATACCGCTGCGGTTGACTTTCAGCCCATAGTGCTCGGCAGCTTGCTTCACGCTGATCGCCGCCTTGATGTTTTCATAGATTGTCATAGAAAAACCTCCGTTCATAATAGTCTGGAAAGCACGAAGCACCCGCCGTGATTGGCAGGTGCTTCGCCCTTTCTACTATGGTTATGACGGATTTGAAAAAAAGCAGGCTAAAAGCAGGACAACCTCATTTCAAAAAACAGGACAACTTATCTGATGATGTAGATTTCTTCACATTTGCATGGTATAATTAGAAAAGTGAAAAAACAGGACAGGAGGGCAAGCATGAATCAAGAACTGATGACATTGGATTTTTGGCAGGATACGGTCATATATGAGGGCAAAATATTTCCTATCGGTACTCTTGCCTGTGATGCGCTGAATGTTCCTGCGGATACCCTCGCAAGAATGAACGAGCAATGCGAGAAAATCAATCTACTGCTTGGAATGTTAAACGCCGGACAGGATGCTTCCGCACTCTTTCCTATGGCAAAGGAAGCTGTGCTGACAATGGTGGATATTCTCAGCGAAACGCCGCCGTTCTCCAATATGAATATTCCAAAACATAGAGAACGGATTGAAAAAGTCTTTACTGCGGACAATGCGCTGAAATATATGGAGTTTGCCATAAAAGCCGCAACTAATTCCTTGCAGTTTGAAGAAATCCCGAACTATGCCGATGCAATGATGCTCCAACGATATACTGCTGTATTCGGGCATCTGGCATACTCCCTTGGGGAATACCAAACCGCAATGCTTGATTTTGCGGAAAAATCAGACGGAAATGAAGCAGACCGTACCGCAGAGGGCTTCGCCAGAATGTTCGGCAGCTATTTCCCGCCGGAGTTCTCTATCACGGAGGGCAATGCCTGGATGTCTACCCTGAACAATTCCGTTCAGTATGTATCGGTCATCCGTCCCGGCGAAAAAGTTGCAAAGCTCGTCAAGCGAATCCATTATGTATCCTTTGTGGGGATGTTCCGGTCTGATCTCTTTGAGGGCTTGTGTGTCGGTCATGCACCGAAGAAATGTAAAATTTGCGGCAAATGGTTTCTGACAACCAACGCAAGGCACACCAAATACTGCGGCGGCTATGCGCCGGGGGACAAGCTACACCGCACCTGCCGACAGATCGGCAATCTGAAAGGCAGAGAACAACGGGAGCTTGCAGACGATCATCCTGTTATCCAGATATACGAAAAGCGGCTGAATACCATAAACCGCTATATCAAGCGTGGCAAACTGGATGAGGATTTAGCAGAGGTTATGAAGAAACTGGCGAAAGATAAGATGCTCCGGGCAAAAAGTAATGTCGCTTATGCCAAGGGAACTTATGAGAAAGAAATGGAACAGGTTGCTTTGAAGAAAGAAGCCCAAAAGTGCATTTGAATTTGTTAGGAGGAACAGTCAATGAAAATAGGATTTTTGTTTTTCTTGGTTTTCTGTATAATTGCAATTTTTGCGAGTAAGAAAAAGAAATAAATTTGAAATTGGACGTTGAAAGGAGGTGCGCTATGCTAAGTGATTTTACATGGAATATGACCGGATACATACCAAAATACGCTGTCAATCCGCACGGTGATGGTATCATTCCCTATATGGCAGAGCGCATCTTCCAACTGGAACCGGAGCCGCCAGCGGTGGGCAGTCTGAATGAATATATCCTGTCTGCCTTGCGGGAAAAGAATTTGATATATTTCTCGTTCTTCCTCCACCATTATGAGCCACAGCTCAATAAGCGCATCAAAGGCTTTTGGGGTGTGGATGGCGGCGATCTGTACGATACAGACCGTTTTATAGATATAAAGCTCTCCTGCAGGGAACAAATGCTCCAAAAGCTGATGGACTATGATCCTGCCAAGGGTGCGGAGTATGCTACATACATTTTCCCGTTCATCCGGGATGCTATGCTCCGCTTCCGCATGGGCGAAGAAAAATGGTCGGTATCCTCTCTGACCAATTATAAAATGGTGCGGTCAATGGCTTGGCTGTACCATAACACCAAGGATGCGGTCAGCGAGTTTTCCAAAAAGTATAACTGTGACTTTGCCCTTGCGGAAGAATATCTGAGAGTTGTTCGAGGTATCCGCAATCAGCAACCATTCTATGTGACAGATGAGGACGGCGAGGAAACGGGCGAAGATGTTGCTCTTGATGATACTTGGAACTACTCCGACATCCTCTGGAACGGCATACAGGCAGAAAAGGTGCAGCGAGCTTTTGATAAGCTGAACTACCGGGAACAGACCTTGCTTGAAAAGCGGCTGGCAATCTGCATGACCTGCGGGCATGTCGGCTCATGGAAAGGCCGTCCCACCTTTGAGGAACTGGCTGTAATGTTTGAGGGCAGCACTGCCAGCGGTGCGGAGCGAGCCTACCGCAGAGCAGTGGACAAACTGACAGAATTGTTGGTTGCCGAGGGCGCAATCCATGCTGTCCGCTTGAAACAGAAATCCAAGACCAAACGAAAAAAGAAAATCGCCACCGCAATCTACGAATACCAAGCAGACTGCGACGGCGAATGGGGCCAGATTTCATTTGATTTTGAGAACGGCACATCAGAAATAGTCCGACTTGCCGATTGGGATACAATGAAAACAAACCGCTTTGCGAACAAGGCAATAGCCTACCTTCTAAACTGCGAAAACGAGAAGTTGCCAAAGGAAACGATAGTAGCGTTTGAACTATAAAAGGAAATTGACGAGGAACGAGAATGAAAACAATCGCAATCATAGATGATGATATTCATATTGGAGATATGCTGAGAGAAGTGCTGGTGCAAGAGGGCTATTCTGTTCTTCGTGCATACTCCGGCACAGAAGCGTTATATCTTCTTTCACAAAACAAGCCCGATTTGGTGCTGCTGGATCTGATGTTGCCGGGATTGTCTGGCGAGGAAGTTCTGCCCCACATTGAGAACATTCCTGTTATCGTTCTCAGCGCAAAAGTAGATGTGCAAGACAAGGTAAATCTTCTGCTGGGCGGTGCGGCAGATTACATGACCAAGCCTTTTGATACAAAGGAGCTTCTTGCCCGTATCACTGTTCAGCTCCGCAAGGCAGAACAACATGGCGAAACCAAATCTCTTTCCGTTGGCGATTTGGTTTTGGATATGGTTTCCCTTTCTCTGACAGTACAGGAGCAGCCTGTGAAGCTGACCCGAACGGAGTATGCCATCTTAAAACTGCTGATGGAAAATCCCAAACAGGTAATTTCAAAGAGTGTCCTGCTTGACAGAATCAGTCTGGACACACCCGACTGCACCGAGCGTTCTTTGAAGCAGCACATCAGCAATCTTCGTAAAAAGATGCAGGATGTCAGCGGTGTAGACTATATCGAAACAGTCTGGGGAATTGGTTTCAAATTGGCAGAACAAAAAATCTTGACCAAATCTTGACGTTTTTCTTGACCACTTTCTTGACTTTTGTTTTGTAAACTTAGGTCAGCAAAGGAGGTAATACAATATGAACTATATTTTGCAAACAAACAGCCTGACAAAAAAGTATAAAAACTTTCAGGCATTGAATGGTCTTACTATGAATGTTCCCAAAGGTTCCATCTATGGCTTTGTGGGAAAGAACGGCGCTGGTAAGACAACCCTGATCCGCTTGATCTGCGGATTGCAGGAACCGACTTCCGGTAGCTTTTCTCTGTACGGCATCCGCAATGACAGCAAGGATATTATCAAATCCCGCCGTCGCATGGGTGCTGTGGTGGAAACACCGTCCATCTACATGGATATGACTGCGGAGGAAAATCTGAAGCACCAGTATCTCATTCTTGGTCTGCCATCATTTGATTGTATTCAGGAATTGTTGAAGCTGGTAGGTCTCGACAACACGGGAGAGAAAAAAGCGAAGAACTTCTCCCTCGGTATGAAGCAGCGTCTGGGCATCGCTATCGCATTAGCCGGTGATCCCGACTTTCTTGTTCTTGATGAGCCTGTAAATGGTCTCGACCCTCAGGGTATTGTGGAAATGCGAGAACTGATTTTGAAGTTGAACCGAGAAAAACAGATTACAGTTCTTATTTCCAGTCACATTCTGGATGAACTTTCCCGTCTGGCTACTCATTACGGTATCATTGATAATGGTCGCATGGTGAAGGAACTGAGTGCAGAAGAACTGGACACAGTTTGCCGCAAGTGTGTCCGCATGGAAGTGACCGATACTTCTACTCTGGCTCGTGTGCTGGATTCCATGAATCTGGAATATAAAATTATCTCCGCAACAACAGCCGATGTGTTCGCAAAGATCAATGTGACACAGCTGACCGTTGTACTGGCAAAGGAAAACTGCGAAGTGCTGTCTATGCAGGAAAAAGATGAAAGTTTGGAGAGTTATTACATCTCTCTGGTTGGAGGTGATAATAATGCGTAAACTTTTTCGAGCAGCCTTTTACCGTACAGAGAATAAAAAAATGATTCGAATAGAATTAGTGATTGCTGTATTGCTTTCCGCATTCATCATCCTCAACGGTTACTTCCAGACGAATTTGACTAATGCATACATCTATAAGCTGGTCGCCCGTTTTTTTGGATATTCACCCCTGATGGGACCATTTATCGCCGTATTTGCCGCATATTTGTGGGGAACAGACTATGAATATGGAACTCTGCGCAATAAACTAATCTGCGGACACACTCGTGAAGAAGTTTATTTTTCCAATCTTCTCCTGACCATATGTGCTGGACTGAGTACTGCACTAATCTGGTTGATAGTTAATGGGATGCTGGGTATTCCGCTACTGGGTACGGCAAGCCTGAACCTCTCTTTGGGAGAGATGGCATTTTATATTTTTTCAAGCCTTTTGATGGTCGTTGCACTCTCCAGCGTATGTTGTCTGTTGGCAAGTCTGGCGGAGAACAAAAACTCAGCGACACTTCTTTGTCTGGGAGCTGTAGCTGCAATGGTCATAATCGGGATGCTCCTTTATGATCGTTTTGCAGAACCAGAGTTATTGGATGGATGGATGTGGAGTGATACAGACCCAACTGTGCGATGGCATCCCCAAAATATCAAATTCATCGGTGGAACATTTCGTATCCTGCTGGAATTTCTTATCTGTCTGACACCTGGAGGACAAGGTGTAATTCTTTGCGAAGAAGGGGTGGAACACCTGATTTTTCTTCCATTGTGCTCTGCGTTTGTAATTTTTTCAACATCTCTTATAGGAAGTCGTTCCTTTAAGAAAAAGAACCTAAAGTAAGGAGGTAGAAAGATGTTCCCTTGGATTTTGTGTTGTATTTTGCTAATTGTTGTATTTTTTCTAATCACAAAGATTATTTTTATAGAAAAAAGTATTGATGAAATTCATACAGAATTCCAGGAACGTCTTTCCTCCGACACAAACACTCTGATTGATATTTCTTCCAGCGACCCTCATCTGAGAAAACTGGCTTCGGAGATTAATATCCAGCTTCGATTGCTCCGCAAGGAACGCCATCGTTACCAACAGGGCGATCTGGAACTGAAAGAAGCTATCACCAATATTTCCCATGACCTGAGAACTCCGCTTACGGCGATAAACGGTTATCTTGACCTATTGGAACGAGAGGAAAAAAGCGAAACGGTACACTGCTATCTTTCTCAAATCCAAAACAGAACAGATGTTTTAAAAAATCTAACCGAAGAACTATTCAGATATAGTGTGGTTACTTCTTTTCAGGAACTGAAACCAGAACGTATGGATGTTGTCCGGGCATTGGAGGAAAGTCTGCTGTCTTTCTATGCGGTCATGCAGGAAAAAGGCATCCAACCGGAAATCGAATTGCCGGAGGAACCGGTTTTCCGTGAACTGGATGCAGGTGCGGTCAACCGTATCTTTTCCAACATTATCAGCAATGCGCTGAAATACTCTGACGGCGATCTGTCCGTAGTCATGGATAAGAACGGCTGTGTTACATTCAGCAACACGGCGCACAATCTGAATTATGTGACGGTCGGCAGATTGTTTGACCGTTTCTATACAGTAGAAGCCAGTCGCAATTCAACCGGTTTGGGATTGTCCATCGCCAAGCTGCTGATTGAGCGTATGGGCGGAAGTATTGGAGCAATCTACAACAATGACAAACTGCAAATCAAGATAATCTTTGCAAAATGAAATAAATAAGAGTTTATATGAACGGAGGTGTTTTGATTATGAAGAAATACTTGAAGGAGATACTAATACTCTTAATTCAATTATTTATGTTTTATGTATTTCCATTATTTGCAGGACCAACAGACGTTATGGGAATGATAGTTTTGCTTATTTTAGCAACATTATTGCTTTCAATTCTAATTGGCAGCATTTCAAATCTGAAAGTAAAGTACTTGTATCCAATAATCATAGCAATTACATTTGTGCCATCTGTGTTTATATACTATAACGAGACAGCATTGATACATTCGCTTTGGTATTTGGCAGTATCATCCTTTGGTTTGATAATCGGCATGGTCATTCATAAATTGATTCTTAAAAAGTAGAAAGAGCAAAACTTTCAAAGGCTACCCAGTCAAAAAGATTGGATAGCCTTTATTTATGTTTTCTAAAATTAAAGTTGAATATCTGCCTTAGCCAATAACTATGGGCTTAGAGGTTTAGTGAGCCAGGCAAATCGCTCCAATCGCCGTATCCACAGATTTATACTCTGTAACAGTTTTTCAAATAGGTTTTGGAATCTCCGTTCAATATCAAATCAGCATATCCAATCGGGTCATTGTAAATCAGATAATCCAGTTCCGACCTCTGATACATATTGTCGGCAACCTCGTTCTCAACCGCAATCGTATCAATCGCAATCATACTACCATCAAAGAATTTCAGTTCCACACAAGCGGTATCCATGTTAAACTTACAAGAAATCAATCTATCCATAAGAAACCTCCATTTTACGGGATGTTATATCATCCCAAAATATTTGAATGCTTCTCGGATTGCTTTCTCTTTTTCCGGTGGACACAGAGGCTGTCTGGAATCTTCGGACTTCGGCAGATTGTAGTTCTTACCAACCTCAATCCCACATTTCCGCTTAATCTGTGAGATATACAGGTTTGATACCTTTAATCCGCTATGTTCCAGTACATAGTCCTTGATCTGCGTGTAGGTTGCCCCATCTTGAAATTCGGACATATCCATATCTTCTAAAGAGAACTCAACCCGAATCTTTTTCGAGTCGACCTCACCCTTGGAAAGCAAAACAACCGTCTCCACATGTGTATCATTGTCCAAACTTATTTCCATATCTTCCTCAATAATCGGGAGCTTGAATTTAATGGATTTGAGCCACTGTCCGTTAGGCTGGCGATCTTCATAAATCTGAATTTCAGAGATGAGCGTTTCCATTACTCGACGCCGTTCCACATCATTCATGGCTGAATACAATTTATCAAAATACATCAATACCTTGTAGATGTTATCACCGGTCAATTTCTCAGCTTCAATCGCCTGTCTTTTGGCTCTTGCCTCAATCATTTGCGATTCTTCATCTTCTATCTTATCATACATCCGATAAAGACGATCATCAAGATCTGCTTTCCGTTTGAGATAGTGACGATCATCAGGGTCAAGGGAATCTATTTCTTCCATCAGTTTCGATTTTATGGAATAGAACTGACGTAGCTGCTTTTCATGGTTTGCAATCTCCTGATCCAACACTGAAGTATCAACTTTCATATTGATTTTTTCCTGCATCATAGACGCAAATTTAGGCTTGCTAACCAATGCCACAATAACCTCTGCCACCGCATCGTCTAACAGTTCCTCCCGAATCTGCTTTTTGTACGCGCATTTGTGCCCCCGTGTCATGGTACGATGCTTGCAGCCATAATAATAAAAATCCTTGTACTTTGTACCATCTTTTTTATGCTTGATACACTTATTTCCGTACATCCCTGCGCCGCAAATAGGACACTTCACAATACCTGAAAGCAAGTGGGTTCTGGTATCTTTGCCCTTGTTTACATGCTCATATTTTTTGGCTTGGGCAAGTAACTTAATCTGTGCGGCCTGCCAGGTTTCTTCAGAAATAATAGCTTCATGCAATCCATCTACCAGCAAATAATCATCTTGCTCAACAAGATGATAATCGTTTCTGGTTCCATGAACTTTTTCTGTTCTTCTGCGTCCATAAGCGATTTTCCCACAGTACACTGGATTTTTTAGAATCAAGCGAATTAAATGAGCATCGAACAAAGGGTTCTTGCCATTCTGCCGTTGGATTTTTCGTATTCCATGATTCTCCAGATATTTTGCAATGCCATTGGAGCCGATGTCTGTATTAACATACTGATCATAAATCACTCTGATTGCAGCCGCTTCTTCCTCGTTGATCTGCAACTCTCCATCAATAAGCTGATAGCCATAGGGGGCAAACCCTCCATTCCACTTTCCTTCTCTGGCTTTCTGGATACGCCCCTCCATTGTTTGGACACGAATATTTTCACGCTCAATCTCAGCAACCGCAGAGAGAACCGAAATCATCAGTTTACCGGCATCCTTAGAAGAATCAATTCCGTCCTCAACACAGATAAGGTTTACCCCAAAATCCTGCATAACCTGTAAAGTTGAAAGCACATCCGCCGCATTTCTTCCAAAACGAGAAAGTTTAAAAACAAGAACAAAGGAAACGCCGTCTTTTCCCGACTTAATATCATCCATCATTTGATTGAACTGTATCCGTCCCTCAATGGATTTTCCAGATTTTCCGGCATCCTCATATTCTCTAACAATCTCATAATCGTTATAATCAGCAAAGGCTTTTATCCTGGACTTCTGGGCATCCAGAGAATATCCGTCAATCTGCATTGTCGTTGACACTCTTTTATAGGTATACACTTTCACTCTTTCTCTGTTCATATTCAACCTCACTCATAGTGCCACAACAATGCACTACTTAATTGTTATTCGTTTTTGTCTTAACACCTAAGTCGAATTTATTTGATGCTGCTCTACAGAGCTGCACACTTCTTCGTCAGGTGTTTGGACTTGATTATCACGATACAATTATATCATGCAGCCTTTTGATTTTCAACAGTTTCTCGCTTTAAAGCATTAAATTCCTTTGACCTTTTTATCTTCGGCGGTTCTGGCAAATTATCAATATCCAATTCGTCTGCATACTTCTCAATCAAGTTAGCAAGTAAATCTGCAAAACCGCTCCATTCATCTCCCAT